TCGCACCGCATTTATCATGTAATACCTACCGCCATGCCCGAATCCATAGGCTTCATCGTACATAGCGCCCTCGCTCATGCTGTCGATAATGTCTGAGATTTGACGAGCGCCGGGGAATTTAGGCTCTACCGTTGTCCCGCGCACCATGCCTTTGTACTTGCCTGATTTTGGTATGTAATCGACCGTATCCATTAGCTCATCCCTTAGCTGCTTCACCCGATTGACTACCGCTGGATCTCGCCTTTGCATCTTCTGGTGAGGACTTAGTCTTTCATTCCATACTTGATGAATGCCTAATTTCTTAGCGTCTGACATAGCCGCAGCGGGGAAAAACGACTCTGATAAGGTCTGATTGACCGACCCGGTTGCAATGTGGTCAATGTGGTGACCGTACTCGTGCAGGAACGTGCTTTTGTTTTTCTTGTAAGTGGTTATTTGTTTTGTCCAAGGTCGATAAAAAGCGCCCTGCTTTTTGCCCTTGCTGGCAATAATTTCGGGTTTCTCATAGGCGTTAATAACCGTCACCGCTTCGGGCCTGATGCTACCGTCAGAGTTTGCTAGGTCATTCCACTGCTTAGGCAAGCCAATGTCAGCCTTCGGGAATGCCTGCCTAGTGCGTGGCTCTTCTTCCTCAACCTCTACCTCTTCGGGTTCTACAATGGGTAACCAGTGATGGCGACAGTTGTAACCACCTCGCACGATGAAAGGGTCGCCAGGAGCTTTACCTGCCCATGATCCCTCCCATTTGCGCTGGATTTCTTCCTCAGTAAACACCTTGCCGACGTTGTTGATGCAGAATTCGCGGCTGTCAGCTATCACGTCGCCGTAATATTGAAAGTTTGTTATGCCTGCCTCGTTTGCTGTTGACCTAGTAAGAGATGCGCTGTATTGCGCTAGGCTGTCGTTAGCCATCTGAGTTGCGTAACGACGCATATTATTGCCAAGCCTATCGCGTGCGTAGATGCTGTGCAGCTTGTCAATTGCGTCTTTCTGTCGCTGGCCTGTCGCAGTTTGCGCTATCTCGACCAACTGCCGCGCTTGCTCGTCATCTGACTGCTGATATACGCCGTTAATCTGACCGCGCAGATCTTTTATTAGCTCGTCTTTGCTGCGACCAGTCAACGTCGACTGATATATACCTGTCGCTAGAGTGTCTAGCTGTTGATCAGCAATTGCTTGAAAGCCTTGAAAGCTCAACTGCTGCAAGGCTTGTATAGTTTCAGGTGCTACGCGTGTAAAAGCCCCATATTGGGAAAGCATTGCAAACTGCTCATTTGCGACGTCCATGTATCCGTCGATGATAGATTGCGCCTCACCCAGGAAGCTGGCATCGATCTGTCTGCGTATTTCCTGCCTAGCCTGTATCGACCATTCGAGATCAAACAGCTTGCCAGCCCTGTCTGGTGCGGTGTTGATAAATGACGCTACGTTATTCTCTAGCGTCTGCAATACGTCTGCCAGTCGCCGCTGGTGTCCGTCAGTGAGCCGCTCTAGAAAATCGGCGTAATCATCACTGGCCGCCATTGTTCGATGGCTCTATAAGTGTGTCACCGCCGGGAACCTCGTCTAGCCCGATCTTTTCTCGCACTTCGTTGAGGCTAACCGCCCCGCTATCGATGTGGTATTTGTAGATTTGAGTACGCTCTGAGAAGTCGCCTACTGCTCTGGTGCTTTCGATTATCTCTTCATGCGCCTGTGCTAGCTTTTCGTCGTCTAAGACTAAATCGGCAATTTGCTTATCGACTTCCTGCATCATCGTCAACGATCTAACACCGCTGGCTCTAACCTGCTGCAAAAACATCAATTCTTTCTCGTAATCGCGCAGATCGAAGGCGTCGGGATAGAAAACTTCGACGTCTGGCGTTATGTTTAGCCAGTTACAGAAATAAGTCCAGACGTGCTCTTCAGCCAGTTCTAACAAGTCAGCTTTTTCTGACAGCTTAGCATTAAGCATTTGAAACTCGGTCTGCATAGCCACGCCTGATTGCGTCAGCGATTCAGTGCCGCGTACCGCGCCCATGTGCGCCATTTTGTTTATAGCTTCGACCTTATCTCTTATTGATTCGCGTATAGAGTCAATGTTCTGTCCGCTAGGCTGTAACAGGTATGGGTTCAAGCCAGGGTCGCTATCTTCTTGCAAATTTATGACCGAGCCTGCGCCAGCACTAGCGTCTGCGTCGTAGGTTTTGACCAGTGACGGGTGATTACTGATCCTAATTAACTGTTCGATCTCGCTAAGTTCTTGATATATAGCCTTCTGCATCAAAGCTACATCACTCAAATCGCTGACACCGATGCCTCTAATGACGCTACGCGCTGCGGGTAGAAATGCTGCCGGGATCTTGCCGAGCGGGTTTGGTATTTCCTCAATCTTAGTTTCCGTGTGACCATCGTCTTTCCAGAACTCAATAATGTCTTTGCGCCACAATCGGAAATAGCTAACCGTTGTCGTTGCATCTTCGCGGTCAATAGATTCGCGCAGCTTTAGGTAGGTCAGCTCGAAACGTCCGCTAGGCGTTCGCTCATATTTCCAATCAAACACATTTTCGGGTGTGAACAGGGTTACATAAGGTCGAATGTCTTGATCTAGTTCTTCTGCGCGTGTTTGGGCATTGCTCTGCGGTTTGTCTACCAAAATCCAGACGTGACCATAGACCGATGCCCAGATCTGCGCCTGCTTCATAAAGCTATTGAAGCTCATGCCATCCAGATCAGAATCCTTAACAAATGATTCGAGGGCTGGGTTGTTAGTTAGCCCGTTGAAGTTACGAACTGGCGGCACACGCCAAAGGAACGAGCTATAAATGTGAACGATGTTTCTGCAATGGTTATCAACAGGCGTTAACGCTACCCTACGGTTGTACTCGTCTTTGCTTTCGTTCATGTATGCGGTCAGATATGACCCGTTTTGGTAATCTTCACCGCCTAAGTACGAGCGGAGATAAAGCTCCCAACGTTTTTCATTTATATCGTAGTCAGGATGTTGATATTCGAGAAATCTCATGTCCACCTCTTTGGCTGTGGCGTGTCATGCTCCTTGCGAATCGGGAACATGTATTCAATAAGGTAGCCAAGCGCGTCATTCATGTGATCGAATCCGTCGTTTTTGTTTGGCTGGCTCGTCCCTTCTTTGTAGGTCTGGCGCTCTAGGCTGTTTATGACGTTTTTGCAGTTAGGCGTTACGAATAAGCGCCTTTCCTGCTTGCTCGATAACAGTCTGCTGTTAACGCTGTTGATCCTATCACGTATGGCAGGATGTCTTTGACGTACTTTAACCCGAAACCCTGCATTTTGTAATATGTTCAAATCCGTCCGGCTACCTGCTGACGTTTTGCGCTGCGCCGCAGCTGGGTCAGGGTATATCGTTATAGCTTTTTGCTTATAACGCTGTCTGATCTCATCTACCATTTCATCAGTATTAGAGCCAAACATAACAATCTCATCTATTGCGTGCAGTGTTGCGCCATCCCTTACACAGATCACCGCCGACATAGGATCAACGTTGAAATCCATGCCAATGTGTAGCTCGCTTGGCTTGTCATTATAAGGCTTAACCGATTCCTCTCGACTAAAGGCGTAATAAATTATCCCCGAATAGTTAACGAACCGCGCTTCGTATTCTTGTTGGAACGTCCTGCTATCTAGGTCGTTTTTGGCTGCGTCTATTTCTTCTCGTTCAACGTTGCCGCCCTGAATGGTCGTATATTGGAATGCTTGCCAGGACTCTAGACCGTCAATGCCCCTGGTCCACAGATCATAGAAGTGATTCCTTCCTTTTGGCGTTCCTATGAACAAGGCACTGCCGAGCCTGTCAGATAAGGAGGGTCGCAGCACCTCGTGCCAAGCCTCGGGCCGCATATCCGCAAATTCGTCTAAAACGCAAAAATCTAAAGCCCTACCCCGCAAGTTGTCAGGCTTTTCTGCCCCCTTCAAAGCTATGCTTGACCCGTTTCTTAGGTTAATACTAAGCGCCGTTTCGTTTTTTTTGATCATATAGCCATCTGGGATAGCGTTAACCAACATATTCCACGCAATTTCCTTAGCTGCTTTATACGTCGGCGCTACGTACCAGCAATTGCGCTGCTTACCTTGTAGGGCGTGCTTCAGAAGCTCATAAGTAGACAGGAAGGTTTTGCCGAATCTACGACCAGCGACCACTACCCTAAAGCGTGAGTCACTAAAAAAAATGTCATCTTGCGGCTTGGTCAGCTTCATCTGCGCGTTGTATCACGATTGGCTGTAGGTCGACAGGTTCTGTTTCTGGTTGATCAGATTGACCCAACCAGTTCTTGCCCAGCCATACGAGCATCGTCGTATTACCATCCATTGCTGCAGTGTATTGCTTGCGACGGAGGCTCATTTTGCCGCTGCTAGCCTTTTGTCGAAAATACTCCGCAAAACTCATCTCAAAATCACGATAACACGCGCGATTAAGCGTATCGTAACTACAATCTAAGATGGCAGCGATTTCCTCGCCTGTACAGTGTATTTCGCACATTTTGTCGACTTGATCCCAGTTAATAGGGGTTCTAGGTCTAGCCATAGTTATGCCTGCTCATGCTCTCGCGTGAAAGCGTAAAAAGCATCTTCCTTAATCTCTAATTTTTCCGCGTCAAAACTCCTAAGCGCCGCGTCAAATCTTGCCATAGCTGGCTTAGATCTGCCCACGCCTTCAAGATTCCCGTAAACACTAGTCCCAACAGCAATACAACCAACGACGTCATCAGCAGTATTGCCAACATGAAACAAAATATGAGTCCGGCCAGGCACGTCCATAACTTGCCAAGTGTTGGGTCCGAATCTTGGGCTATCTCCTTTTGTAATCGTGTAACTTCCGGCTGGGATGCAGGAAACGAACGGCTCATTGTCTTTCCATGGTTTTTCAACTGTGTAGAATACTTCGTTGCCATACGTAAGCCTGCCTAGAGTCCTGTCGTCAAAAAGCGCAAATCTTGTCAAAGTCAACATTACAACCGCAGCCCTCTGCTACTTGTTGGCGCGAATTGTAACGCATAAACGCAATTTCTCACAAAAAAACACCTAAATAGTAAAAATATTGCTGTACTTTTATGTTTTTATCATTAGAATGGGTTCTAGAAGTTAACGAATAAGGGCAACGACATGCATTCACTAGACATTACAAAGTTAGCGTCAACCAAATATAACGGTAACGAGATCAAGGTAATTCTTAAAGACAGTTGCGTTGGCGTTCTGTGGTGCGAAGATGAAGAAGAGGCCGATTGGCTTTCATGGGAAATTAACGACGCTATAAGTCTCGGATCTCAGTCACTTCTTAATGGTGCTATGGAAAAAATTCGACCTAAAATTCAGTGGGCTTTATGGGTCTGCGTCATAGAAGCTTAACTTTATGAAAGTCTTGGATTTATTTTCTGGAATCGGTGGTTTCAGTCTTGGGCTTGAAGCTGTCGGAATGCAGACTGTTGCTTTCTGTGAATACGATAAACATTCTCAAGCTGTACTGCGAAAAAATTGGCCTAGTGTTCCTATTTTCGATGATGTAAAAACGCTCAACAAAGAATTATTGGAAAGTGAGGGAATTTATGACATTGGACTTATTTGCGGAGGATACCCATGCCAGCCTTTCAGCGTCGCTGGTCAACGGCGTGGCGCAGAAGATGACCGTCACCTCTGGCCTCAAATGTTTAGGCTTGTCCAAGAACTCAGGCCCACTTGGGTTATTGGAGAAAACGTTGCTGGGCACATCACGATGGGCCTCGACCAAGTGCTCTCTGACTTGGAAAGCGAAAACTACACCGCAAGGCCGTTTGTTATTCCAGCTTGTGCCGTTGATGCTCCCCATCGACGAGATCGAATCTGGACTATTGCACACACCAACGGCGAAAGCCAATCAGATGGCCCCATCAATGAGGACAAGAGACGCAGGGAGTTGGTGGAGGACTCCGAATGCAGATCAAGGCGGGACACCAAAGGCGTTGCTAGAGGGCAAGACTACGAGGCCAAGCGGCCACAAGATTCAGATCCGACTGCAAGATCAAGTCAAAATGTGGCCGACTCCACGGGCGAGCGAACACAAAGGCGTAGGACCAATAGGCAGCAAGAGTCATTCACACATGCTGGAAAAAGGCTACCTTTGCGCTATAGCGCAACAACAAGACCAAGCCAGTGGCTCGTTGAACCCTCAGTTCGTCGAGTGGCTGATGGGGTTCCCAATCGGACACACCGACTTAAACAGTTAGGCAACGCGGTAGTGCCACAGGTAGTTGAGGTAATTGGGCACATAATTATGCAAATAGAAAACGGAGGGGTGTGACATGAAACATAAAGGATTCATAGCGTTTGTTGTTTTGATTATAGCTTTCATGGGTGCTGGCTCTATCGATTATCAAGCCGAAATAGACGAAGAGCGAATCTATCGCGCTAACGTCTGCGACGGGATCTGGCCTGATTTTAAAGGTCAGGAACCCTCTTGCGAAAAGAACCTGTCGAATAAGAGTAAAAAGTAAACAATGAATAAGGTGAAGATGGTGGATTTAGGCGAACAGATTTTGACGGAAATCGACATCGAGATGGATCAAAACTTACGAGAGATACTTGAGCGAAAACTTGTAAAACGTTTGCATCAAGTATTTTTCGACGCTTACTACAGCACAATGGACAAAGAGCGTCGTACGGATCGGCACAAAGAGGCTTACGATAGAGTCAAACCTATATTGGATGATTGCCTAGACAGAGTTCTTGGACAAAGGCACGAGAAATGATCGACAAAACAAGGCTAGAAGAAATGCGCGATCAGTGCAAAAGGTTTCACGTGGAACATCCCCAGGTTTGGTCGCTCTTTGTTAAGTTTACCTTACAAATGATTGATCGAGGCTATAAAAACTACTCGGTAAACGCTGTGTTTGAGCGCATCAGGTGGGAAATCGATGCAGGCGGGGATGGTGTTAACGCCTTCAAGCTCAATAATAACTATCGAGCGTTTTACAGCAGGGCATTCATGAGAAAGTACCCGCAGCATGACGGATTTTTCCGCACGCGAGAGCAAGCCTCAGAAGATGTTTGCGCTACAAATTTACCTGAGTTAAGTCCGAATCACTTTTGATTTGCAATTAATTTGAGCCTTGCATCTTTCAACGATGTTTTTCAAATCATCTATTGTAAAACGTTTGGATTCGTGTGGCCCCTCAAGCCAAACCACATTTTTTTCCCCTATCTTCCGTATGAGGTTGACGCGATACGCGGTTAGGTTGCCGCTCTTGAAATTATTGCATTGAGCGCACTGAGCATGACAATTTAGCGGCTCAAATCTCAGCTCAGGGTGTGCGCCTGTTGAACGGTAGTGACCTGCATGAATTTGTCCCGTCATCACTTTTTGACATGAGATGCAGGGCTGGCCTGCGTCTCGAACTCTTATGTATTTGTTAAACTGCGCCTGAGCCTTTCGCAGCCACCATCCTCTGTCGTTATCGCGGTATTCCTTCCTTTTCTTGCGATCTTCTGCCAAAGCTTTTCTCTGCGCTTCCCTCTTCCCCCAAGAAATAATGCACGCCATTTCATTGCACGTTTTTTGGAATGATGTGTATTTAGGCTCAAACTTTACCTCGCAAACCTTGCATTTCTTCAAATTAGGCTATCTTCATGCGTTAACTGCATACCTAAGCCTGTCAAATGTTCTTTCACTGCGTCAAGGTATTCTTGCATTTGCGCGACTGTAAATAACTTTGTGACCGGGAAGTCGAAAGGCTCAACCATGTAGGCGATCTTGGTTTCATAGGGCAAGGGTTTCACAAATTGATCGTACTTATCTGCGTAGGCTTTGCTGTCTCGTCTCAATATCGGCACGCCATGATGCAGTTTACAGTAGGCGCGATACTCCCAGGCTTTCATGTCTCCTTGTCTCTCAGCCTCTTTATACCAAACGTATTGCAAGTTGTTTTGACTCAGGCTGCGGTCTGACTGCGCCTTTTTTATGGTTACTTGCACAGGTAAATCAAAGGTCAAATCACTCAAGAGCTTTAGCAGATCGTCTTTATCGTCATTGCTATGCAAAACCATGCTGACCTCAGACGCGCCCAAAACCTCAGACGCCACAGAGGTCGCACGCCTAACCATCCGCTGGTATGCCTGTGCTCGTTTCATCGACGCGACCTTTTAGCCCTTAGTGCGTTGATAAAGTCTTTGGTTTTCTGTATTTCTTCGGCAGTAAAAACTGGGTCAGTATCTATCCCCATGACACAGACATCGTTATGACGCTGTGTTATTTGGTAGCTGCGGCACTTCCTGCATAGCGGCAAACCCATTCTCGGCTGGCTGGTAGTGTTAGTGCTTTCGAGCAATGCTAAAAATTCGCCAAGCGTTGGCGCAAAAGTCTTATGTTCCCTAGTCATTCTCTGTAAAGCCAGATCTAGCTTTTTGGCGCTGTGACCTTGCAGTTCCTTCCACCAAAGCCGTTTCATTGCCTGCACGTCTTCTGGTTCAGTATTGGCTAAGTAGCCAGGATAGGCTAACTGCATAATCCCAAAAACCTCGTTAACGTGGCTTTTTTCTACGCTACCAGTTATTGTCGATAACTGATTTCGTCGCTGACTTTCCTGCTCGCTTTTTTTGCGGATAGACAGATTTCCAGCCGTTTGAGTAGGCTGATTCAATGAGTTCGTTTGCATTTTCTCCCTCCTGCACATGCTTTTCTATTTTGTGTAACAGCGTTCGCAATCCCCTCGGAGTGTTTTGAGCTTTTAACCGTTTCCGCATTCCAAGGTAATCTTTCCACAGAGCATTGTCTATTTTGAGCGACGTTAGGAGCTTATTAACTTCTGTCTCTGTATCTGTATCTGTATCTGTATCTGGTCCGTTCATTGGCCGTTTTAATTCCGTTTTGCGAACGGTTTTTAAACGTTCAAATTCCGTTTGACTTTCTTCTTTCTTTTTTGCGTAGAATTTGCGCGAGCGAGCGGTGCTGTGATCTGACTTGTACTGGCGCTCGGACCAGCCGATAGGCGTGTAAGTCTCGTCAATCAAATCAGCGGCTAACAGTGTGTCGCGGATCTTGTGCAAGGTTTGCTGGTCAATCCCCAGCTTTATCATCAGCACGCGCTCTACATGGTCAGCGTCGCCCTTAACGATGTTCTGGCATTTGCAAGCCATGATCGCCACGAAAAACCACCGATATTGCGGCTCAATCATCCGAATCTTTATGTTGTCAACTATTTCGCTGTACAGCCTAAACCACGGCAGGCTAACATCGTCTTGCATATTACCTCCAGTATGCAGCCCCGCTCCGGCGGGGTTTTTATTTTTCGTACAAAACCTTGATTTGCTTATCAACGATTTTTTCAATGTTGTAGCTATCATCGCAATGCACCCAAACATCCCGCCGCACTAACCAGTCGTTGATGTTCTGCTTTGACGTTCCGACGAGCTGAGCTAACTGGACCTTGCTCATCATCGACTGCTCCAAAAAGAAACTAAGGTTCATCTTGTTCATGTCCTACCTCTTTTAATACCCGCCGAGCATAATAAAAAAACCTCTGTACTTTTGCAAGCGTAGCATATAAGGTAAGCGTGTGCCGTAAAGAACAGGAGGAAAGCGATGCACAACGGACATAACAATGATTTGAGTTTGCTAAGTGACTATGTTTTTGAGCTAGTCCGATGCACTGGCTTAGAAAGTAAATTCCGAATCGAGCTAGAAGGTGAAGAGGTAGAGGAGTTCCAGTCAGCTCTGAACATCCTCGACAAAATCTCAAAGCGTGTTTGCGACACCGAAAAGCAAATTATTGAGTACGAAAACGAACGAAAAGAAATGAATCGCGAATACTACGCAAGCCGAGGGGTTAGGTAATGCAAACAAGTCAAAGCGTTACAAAAATTACTGAGGCTATCATCAGCGCAGCAGGAAAAATAACTCCGTTAGTAAAAGACTCAGCAAATCCGTTTTTTAATAGCAAATATGCTGATTTAAACCAAACTGTTGAGGCATTGCGGAAGGTTTTGCTAGAGGAGGGTTTATGGTTCATGCAATTTCCGACCAGCACGGATAATAGCGTTGGCGTACTCACGCGAGTTGTTCACATTTCAAGTGAGTTTATCGAGCATGAATTTGTTTTGCCGTTAGCCAAACGTGACCCGCAGGCAGCGGGCAGCGCGATAACATACGCTAGACGCTATGCTTTAGTGTCCATATTTGGTTTGCAAGCAGTCGACGATGACGCGCAAAGCGCAATGCCCACGCCGATTGACGAAATTAGCGTAGAGCGTATAGAAAATTTGCTCACTGAAACAGGCAAGAAAAAAGAAAGTTTGGTAAAGCACTTTGGCGTCAAAGAGATAGCTGATCTTTCTTCTGAACAAGGTGTAGAGGCTATAGGCTTGCTAGAGTGGAAAAACAAGCAATTGCTGAAAGGTAGAGAAACTGATGATTAGGCATGAGGTATCGCAAGGCACTGAGGCGTGGCTGTCGCTGCGTCTTGGGATGCCTACCGCTAGCGCCTTCGCTAAGGTTTACTCGTCAGCTGGCAAAGTGCCTAAATCATTTGATGATTACTGCTATCAATTAGCAGCAGAAAAGGTTACAGGCAAGCGTACAGCGGTTCACGTGAACGATCACATGCGGCGAGGTACTGAGCTTGAGCCAGTCGCTGTGTCAGCCTACGAATTTATAATGGACGAAGAAACGGAGGTGATAGGTTTTGTCACAAACGACGAGCAAACGATAGGGTGCTCGCCTGATCGAATGCACCTAGAAATTAAATGTCCTGCCGCGCACAACCATGCGCGTTATTTGGCAGAGGGTAAGTGTCCGAGCCAATACTACCCTCAGGTGCAGGGCTGCATTTGGCTTTGCGAGACTGATCGCTGGAATTTTATGAGCTATCACCCTGGCATGGCTCCGCTAATCGTCACAGTGAATCGTGATGACGCATACATTAACGGTTTAAGCGAAAGCCTAAACGCTCTGCTTGAAAGGGTAGAGGAAATAAAACAGACGATAGGAGAAAGTAATGTCTGAAAAGAAATACTTGTCTGGCCTTTACGCCAACAAAAAGCACAAAAACCAGCGTGATTTTGTGATCTGTCAGCTAAAGGTGAAACCCAGCGTTTTAATCGAAAGCCTGCGCGAACATGAGTCGATGAATGGGTACTTAACGCTTCAGGTAACAACTCCTTACGAGGAAGATCCGAACTGGCCTGAAAAGTTAAACGTCAAGATTAGCGATCATCAAAAAGATCAAGGTCCTAAGCTGACGCCACCAACGGCCCCAGTAACGCCTAAGCTAGATGAGGATTTTGACGATGACATACCCTTTTAACGTCCTTTGCAAATACTGCGGTGAAAATTGCTTGATACGTAATCGGTTTACGCAGCAGCCGATTTGCAAACGGTGTCGCGACGAGCAAAAAACGGCTCAAAATATGCCTATGTCGTCAGTCTCAACCGAATGGATTAGTCGCAAATGGTCGTAGACGGGATCGAACCGCCTTGCAGCGCAGGGGCGTCAGAAGGAGGTGACGACACGCTACAGGCAACCAGCCACGACCAAGATAAAGAGGGGCGCTAGCCCCTACCTCTTCCTGTCAACCCCTGATTTTTTCTCATACGTTCTCATAGCACCTAGCCCAAGCATACCCATCAGTACAGGCATCATTGTCTCTAGGTCTATAAGCGGTATAACTATCTCTATGCTTAACAAAGCTAAAACAAAATTGGCAAACGGGATAGTGATAAAGTTCCCGAAAAATCCAAGTCCACAACACCAGCCCAAGAATGGCCGCCACCCGGAAACAAATAAGCTATGATGAGCCGCCTCTACTTTGTTTACCTCTAGCTGTGCTTTAGCCAGCTCCTGAGCGTGATTATCAGCCATTGTAGCGAGGTCATGAGCGAGCCTAGCCTTTTGGTCT